GGGAGCTGGTCTAGGATTAGGTATAGCTGGGATGGGCTTAGATTATGCTAGAAGCACTATGGATGACCAAGAAAGTAGAGGTGCTAAGGCTTTAGGTGTTGGTTCTTCTGCATTGACGGGCGCAGCATTTGGTATGATGTTAGGGCCTGTTGGTGCTTTAGTTGGTGGTTTAGCTGGAGCTGCTTATGGTGCTTTTAAGGAATATGGTGGGGGCGATGGTTTTGAAGAAACAGATAATACTACTGCTGATATGAGTTCATTATATAGTAAAACTAGTGAAGTTAACGATGCTATTATAAAGTTTAACCCAAGAGATAAGTTCACAACAGTTAACGATGCGATTATAGCTTCAACAAGTCAGAATCAATTAAATACTGCCACTAAAAAACTTACTGGAGGTGATAGTAATAGTGAAACTAAAGTTAAGATTGATGATGTTAAGGCTGATTTTAACTTTAACTTTAACGGTATTGATAATGAAATAGGTAAAATGTTATTAGCTAATAACCAATGGGTAAATAAATTAAATACAGTACTACATGAAGTTAGTAGGACTTCTTTATCATATAAAATAAGTCCACAACCTATATAATTTATTATTATTTAAAAAATAAATTATATAAATCTTGACTTTATAATTTTAAAATAGTATTTTTGACTTATATATATAAACAGAGGATTGAAAGTATATTATATATTATATATTATATAATAAATATAAATATAATATCTATATAATAGATAAATATAATAGATAAATATAATATATAGATATTATATATAGTAATTTTAGTAATTTACTTAATATTCCCCTAATTCCAAGACTACAAGTATTTATTTTATTATAATTTTGATTAGCATAGTATTTATATATAAAAAGAGTTACTATGCCAAATTCTATAAATTCGTTATCACCAGATTTAAGAGATTATTTACTAAATAGAAATATTATTAGTGATACTATAACTTCTAGTGGTTTAGGTACTCTTCTTCAAGGTATTGGTATACCTTCAGAAATTAGCCATTCCCCAGAATCTGTACAACCATCAGAGAATATTGAGGTTGATGGTGTATTCTATAAAGATTTAAATGTAATCATAAATAAATACCAAGGTTCTGATGATGATTATGAAAAAGTAAGTATAAATTATTTACCAGGTAACACTAACTCAACATGGGCTGGTATTCCTTTTAATCATGAGTCATATAAACCTGGTGTAGCACAGTTATTCGATTATACAGAGACTAATGTTCCAGCTAATGGACCATTCCAAGGTGGGAACATTAGAGAATTTAATACAACTAAGAACAATTTTTTAGATGTAAGTAAACAAACTAAGATAGATTTTAATACTCAACCTGTTCCATCGTATCAAATTGGTTCTTATTTAGATGAATATGGAGCACTTAATGTAGGTGGTGCTGATACTCAACCATTAGATGTTCTTGGTAGTCTTTTAACTGGTGGTGGTGTAGGTTTTGACCCTAATGGGGGTGGAGTTGTTCCAGATTTTGATGTTAGGTCTTCATTAGTTGGTAGAGCTCTTAACGCTGGTGGTGCAATCAATGATACAAAATTAGGTACATTAGCTGTTAAGTATTTAGCAGCATCAATTGGTAATAGTGTCGCAATGAATCTTCAAGAGGAAACAATTGGTAGAATAAACCTTAATCCATTAAGTCTTTTAAAAGGAAATAATATTATAGTTCCAAATTATAATATTACGGTAGCTAAAGGTACACTAGGTAAGATTTTAGATTTAGGTGAAAGAATGCTTGGTTTTGAAACGCCAGTTAGTCTTTTAGGACCAGGCTCATCAATATTTAGTAAAGAAAACCCAGTAGGAAATATTGAGAGAGCTCAATCAATGATTTTAAATACTGGTAAAGGGCAAGTATTAGCTCTTATAGCTAGTCTTGACCAAAACTTATATAAACCACAAATATCAGATGATAGAAAGAAAGAAGGAACAGCACCAACTGGTGAAGATGGTACAAACGGTACTCTTTATGCTTTTAACAATGGTGATGGTGGTGTAATTGACTTATTAAATAGTCCAGGTGTAGAAGGAGTTACCCCAGCATTTTTACCAAATGGATTACCAGACCCTAATTTTATAGCTCAAGTTTCTAACGCTGGTGCTTTCGAATCTGAACATGGTAAGATAACAAGTGAATTAAATAGTGGATTTAATGATGAATTTGGTGATTTAACGCATGCTAATTCAAGAAATGATAGTGAAGCTAAATTTATGTGGGCTGATAAAGGAAGTAATAAAACTAACTCTGAAGGTGCTAGTACGGGTCTTAAATCATTTGAAGATTTAGGTGTTAAGAAAAGTTTACTAAGTAAAACAAAAGAATTATTTAATAGTAATAAAATGAGAACACTTACCTCTGGTCATTATGTTAAAGATGAGAAAATTAGTGAAATTCAAAGTGGTATGCATACCAAATTTATTGCTAATGGTAAACTATCAAAAGGTAGTGGTGTATTATCTAAAGGGGTATTAGACGGTACTGCAACTGATGGTGATAAAATATTTTGTAGAACATGGTCAACATATGATAAATACGCTAGTGTTAATGATTTAGTAAGACATAGTGGTTTAAAAAAGAATTTAATGATAAATCCACACGCTAATGTTGATGCATCTGTTTTAGATAAACAAGGATTTCCTCAAATAGGACCATATAATGATAGAGTTAATACATCAGTAGATGCTAACGGTAAAAAAGTAAACGTTGAGAATTATATGTTCTCAATTGAAAACTTAGCTTGGTATGGTTCAGATATGATGAGCTTTTTACCAGATTGTGAAATAGGTCCTGGTGACCCAGTAACAGGTCGTAATGGTAGAATAATGTGGTTCCCACCATATGACATTTCATTTAATGAAACAACATCAGTTAGTTTAGAAAGAAATAATTTTATAGGTAGAGGTGAGCCAATATATACATATAATAATACTGAAAGAATGGGAACACTTTCATGGAAGATTATTATTGACCACCCTAATTATATGAATTTTTTCCCAGAAAATTGGGGTGATAATGAAATAGCTTCATTTTATGCTGGATGTTTAGAAGACGAAAAAATAGTAAAAAAAGTATTTACTAGTAATGAAAGAAATGAAATTGAATTAGCCGAGAAACCAATTGTTAAAGAAGTTGTAGATGAAGCTGAACCTGGAGAACTCACATTTATTGTATATTTTAAAAATGATACGACAGATATATCTACATTATATGAAAATGGTAAAAGAAATAATGCTCCAGACGGAGACCCAAATGGTTACATTGAAGATACCGATATAATGGGTTGTTATAAATCAAAACTTAATGATGAAGGAACTGCTTTAGAATGTATTGCTGGATATGGTTTAGGTACAACAATAGGTGAAGGTATTGTTGGTTCAAAAGGTAAAGTATATAATGATTTAACTAATTTTGGTCTTAATGGTCAAGACCAACCAATATCATTTAAAGGTAAAACTCACAGAGGTTGGATGGATGATGATTTTCTCCCAAACTTAAGTGACTATATTTCTAATGAATGTAAATATTGTAAAATAACAATTGAAGGTTATGCTAGTTCCCAAGGCGCTTCATCTAAGAATCAAAAACTTTCACAAAAAAGAGCTGATAATGTTAAATCTTGGTTAATTAGTAATGTAGTACCTAAAAATGATACTGTTAGTCCTGAAAAAAGAGTTGTAATTTCAGAACCAACTGGTAAAGGTGAAACTGAAACTGGATGTACTGGTGAAGGTGGTCAAGATAGAGGAGCTTGTAAATTAGGTAGAAAGACAATAGTTACAATTAAATATGATGCTGACTTAAAACCAGCACCACCACCACCAGTAGTAGATAAGAAAGTAGAACCCCCTATTCAAAGTAAACAAAATCTTGCGATGAACCCTAGTAGATTCTTTTCTGAATGTGATTATTTCACAAGATTAGAAGAAACATCACCAATAGTATATGATGAGATTAAAAGAAAAATTCCTTACTTTCACCCTAGTTTTCACTCTACAACACCAGAAGGATTTAATTCTAGACTTACATTCTTACAACAATGCACAAGGCAAGGACCAACACTTTCATCTGATAAAAGTAACCCAAGTAATTTAGCATTTGGTAGACCACCAGTATGTATACTTAGAATTGGTGATTTTTATCACACAAAAATAATGATGGAGAGTCTTACAATAGATTATGACCCACTTGTATGGGATTTAAATCCAGAAGGTGTTGGTGTACAACCAATGATTGCTAATGTTACAGTTAGTTTTGTATTTATTGGTGGGTCAAGTCTTAAAGGTCCAATTAATAAATTACAAAATGCAGTATCATTCAATTACTTTGCTAATACCGAATTATATGATGTTAGAGCAGACGTTGTTAAAGAAGATGGTACTGTCGGGAATTATATTATTGAAGATACTGAAAGTGAAAAACAAAAAGATAAAAATACAGAACCAATTGTTGAAGACCAAGAAGTGGTTGCTAAGGAAATAGTTGAAGAAGAACCACCAGAACCAGAAGAAAGTGAAGATAGAAAAACAATTTTAAATGCTAATGTTAATTTCTATAGTAGTGGTAGTTATAAAGAAGAACTTGTAGCTGTTTTGGTTACAGATTTAGATGGTTTAGGTGATGGTTGGAGTTACAACTTCGGTCAGTGGACTAGTACTGGATTTATTAAACTCATGACAGCACCAATCAAACCATTTGAAGATATTGATGATAATGGTAAACTTAAGTTTACAACTGACTTTTCTAGAACAGATATCCAACATTCAGTAGTAGATTATGATACTGGAGATACATTAAAACGTATTTATGAACAAGAGAATAGTCCAGACCATTTAAAATGTTATAGTGCTGACACGGAAAATACACTTCAAATTGATTCAATACTATTCGGTCTTCAATTCTGGAAGGATGGTGAAGAAACAATTAGTAAAAGTAAGTGGGATACTGGTAGAACATTCATATATACATGTGATGCTGATATAGGTAATGATGAAATTAGACTTACTATAGCACCAAGTATCTACATGGCTAAAGTAAATAAGATAGGTTGTTTAAGATGTTAAAAAAATAGATTATGGCACAATACTTCGATAGATATGAAAAATTTAAAATTAATGGTGTAATGACACCAATTCCTGGATTAAAGATTCCAATAGACACAAGAGATAAAACTATTGTTTACAAATTAGGTGACACAAGACTTGACATTGTGAGTCAAAAGTATTATAATAGTCCATATTATGGGTTTTTAATTATGTTAGCAAATCCAGAATATGGTGGATTAGAATTTAACATTAAAGATAGAGATATTATTAGAATACCTTTCCCATATGAATCGGCAATTGAAAGGTACTTAAACCAGATAGAAATTTATAAAGCATTATATGGCTGAAGAAAAAAAAGACCAAGTTGAAAAGTTATTATTATTTGAACCAAACCCATACGATAATGCTTTAATTCCAAATGAGAATTTAACTATTTCAGTTGATTTAACAACAACTAGAAAGGGAAGAAGTGTAATTTCTATTCCAGCAACAGGTGTTGGTAAAATAACAAATAATAATAACGGTAAAAGGTCTACTACTATAGGTTTTATTGACGGTACCCCAATTGGTAAAGATAAAAGAGCTTTAACAACTAATTATACTGAAGCTAATAGTAGCTTAACAGTTGAAGGTGAGAATGATTTAGAAAGTCTTGGTATTGAGAGTATTAATATTGAATTTGATACTGCTTATACACCAATGATTAAGATTAAATTTATTGATGTAAGAGGTCAATCTGTTTTTCAACAAGGGGTTAATTCAAAATATAAAATGTTTTTTGAATTACCTTACCCAATATTTGATTTAACTGTTAAAGGTTTTTTTGGTAAACCAGTTAAGTATTGCCTTCACTTAGTTAAGTGGAATTCTGCTTTTAATTCAAATACTGGTAATTTCGAGATTGAAGCTGAGTTTATAGGGTATACATATGCCTTATTAACTGATTTACTAATGGGTCTTATAAGAGCTGTAGTTTATACACCAGAAGGAAAACCAATTTTCGATGAATTTAAAGAAGAATGGGCTAAAAATGGTAGGACATTAACAACAATTGATGATATGTTAACAAGTATTGGTCAATTGGGTGATGAATTCGACAAGATAAAAGAAACTGATGAAAGTATACAACAAATAAATGATAGTACTGTAATATATGATTCAATAGACTTAATAGAAAGTAATTTAAATGAGTTAAATAAGAATATTGTCTCTGACCCAAGCACTTGGTTCGTACATGATAATGGCATTTTATGTACTGATAAAGCCAGAGCAGATACTAATTTCGTTGAAACAGCTTTAAAAACATTTAAAGAAAAAGTTAGAAGTGATTTAGAAAGACTAAATGAGACCATATCTATACAATATTCTAATTTAAAATTGGATGAACTTGAGATTAATGATATAAGAATTACTAGAGGTATTACTGTAGATGATTTAAAAAATAAATCTACTGGTGTAAAAGCAATGTTTGACGCATCTAAAGCAGTAACTTCCCCATCTTTATATGATGAAACGGCTGAAACTACAAGTGGGTCAAATAGCTTTGACTATGTTGGGGAAATGATAACTACAGTTATAGCTAATGTACCAAATATATCTACCCTTCCATCTAGCGAGGAAATTGTTATATATGACACAAGACCAGCCTTAATAGAATTAAATAGAGTTAAAAAGGAATTAAAAGATACTAATAGAACTTTAAGGAACGAAACTGGTGAAAAGTTAAGAAAAATTGCAAAAGAACAATTAAATTTCGACCCAACAATATATAATATATTCTCAATACTTACTGTTCATTGTGAAGTATTATTAAAAACAATTAGTAAAGTATCTAAAGCTGCTGAAAATAGCAGTAGTAGATATGATGTATTAACTAAATTAACTAAGTATTTAAATAGTACAGACACTAATAATACTATATTTGCTTGGCCAGAATATAGAAAAGCAGAAAAAAATGGTTACCAAGAAACATGGTTAGGTACTGATTTAACAGATGGTGAAGCATTAAAAGTTAATGAAATAGTATTTATTGAACATTTATTAGAAGAATTAATGAAGCTTGTAGAAAGGGATGATGAACTTGGTGATGAAATTGGTAATGAAAAAGCACAGTTCTGGCCAATATCGACACTTGATATCCCCATGAGTGATAACTCATTTATCACTCAATCACCCTACACTGAAGCGTTAACTGGACCTACTTCGAAAACAACACCACAAGAAGCAACTAGATGTCTATTAATGAGAGCGTTTCTAGGTCTTTCGGTAACCACAAACACCTTAACCAGAAATGTACGCAATGAGACTTTTTCCAAAATAGCTGGAATGACTGACAATGATGTAAAGTTCAAAGGTATATTCGAGGCTGAAAATCTTTATCGTACTATTTTAGTAGACATTGATAGAATTCGTGCTAGAGATATTATAAATGGTATTATAGGATTAGGTTACGGAACAGAAGAAGGTAGTGAATTTGATGCTTCAATTGCTTCAAAGAAATTAATAGAAGAATGGGGTGTCGGTTACGAAACGGAAGTTATAAATCCGCACGAAGGTCTCGTACCCCTACTTTCTGACTACGGTGGGAGTGTCGGTTATAACTACATCTATAACACTAATGGTGATGGAAGGTCGTATCTACCAATTAGCGGTAATTTTAGCGGTCAAGGATTCTATGAATCACCAGGAATCCTTAAATCTCAAAAGGAGATTAGTTACCTAGGTAATAAATATCTATTCACTGGTGGGGGATGTAATGATGCTCTGAATAGTGAAGCTAACGAAGAAGCTACTTATAAGTATCCAAATGATGGAGCTATTTATTTAAAAATATTATCAAAAGATGAATTTGAAAAAGGCTATAAAACCCAACCACAATACGGTGCTGATTCTCTAGCAATATATAGAACAGTAATTGCTGAAAATTCTCCTATATTACAGAATACTTTATCTAACCCACTATACAATGTAGTACCTGATTTAAGTAATGATACTGGTATAGGTACTATTGATAGATACGGTGATAGATTTTTAGCACCTACTTTCAAAAAAATACTTTATAATGGCCCTGGTGGTGACAAATTAACAGATACACTTCATTATTTACTGGATAATAGTAACGATGTTATTTTAGGTAATATATTATGTTCGTATTGGAATGGTGATATGAAAAGAGGAGTGGAAGAACCCCGACATTGGTCTGGTAATTATTTAGCTAAATCACCTGAACCAAGGACCTCCAATAATCAAGAAATTGATTGGGATGATGATGACCAATGGATTTATGGAAATAACTCAACATATAACGTCCTTAGAAGTGATATACCAGATTTATATGGTAATACTAGAGATTTAATAGGTCATTTATACGGTGATATTAAGGGTGGTTCTCAGAGTAAAGTATTTTTACCATATATTGAATTTTCTGTTTCTAATGCTGAAGATTATGCCAACCATCATTTTAGTCTTTTTGGTAGTAAATGGTATTACCAACAAATAGAGCCAGAATCAAGAGCATTTTTATTTCTACATTCTTTCCCATGGCAAGGGTATATAGGTGATATAGGTGGTATACAAACAAAATATGACCAGTTAAATTGTAGTTTGTTTGATATTTGGGAAAATATGTCCCCAGGTAGTGATGATACATATACAGTTAAAAGTTTATATAGAAATAATGGTGCATTTGTTAAAGCACCTAAGTTATGGGTTTTATTTATTGGGTCATTACTATATAGAGAACGATGGTTAAATGGATATGGTGGACCTAATGCAGAAATGCCTAATTTCGGAACATATTCTCCGTCAAGTACACCTAGCGCTTCTTCTAATTTTTCTTCTTCATTTGCTTGGCAAGATAGCGCATCCTACCTCCCAACAGGAAATAATATTGGTGGAAGAAATTACTGGAGAATGATGTACGATACTAGAGCCCAATCTCCATGTGGAATGAATTTTGTAATGGATGGTAATGATGAGAGCTCTAGTGGTATTAGAGATGATGAAGTGGAGAATCAGCGTTATGCTATGGTAGAGTATACAATTTCTGGATTGCCGCAACAAGTAAAGGAGGAATTTATAAACCAATTTGAAGACTTTGTTTACGATGAAAATGGATTCATTGCAATTCAAAAAAACTTTGAATTAGTTGACGATGCCCCTGAACTTGAAGAAAAATGGAATGAATTACACGCTTTACAAGAACCCGTATCGGAGAATGTAAACAACTATGGGTTTGATGGACGTATTTTAGACAATATTCGAACTTTATTTTACCCACCAACTCAAAAAAGTTTAAGCCATGGATTTATGGATACATTAGAATATGAAAAAAATTGGGTAACCGTCAAGTCTTTAAAACAAGTGTTTCCAGATAAACTAGATGTATTAAAAAATTACGAGTTTGTGATGGCTGCTAGTGACTTTCCTTGGAATTCAGATTCGGAAGGAGTTAAAACAGGTAAAATATCGCAATTTAACTTAAAAAATAAATCTAGTGGCCCTGGTCAAAATTTACTTAGAAAATTAATGAGTGAATATGTATATATTAATAATGCTAAACCTGAAGTATTTGATAGTTTCCTGAGATACGGTACTTTCGGACATAAAACAGACCCTGATGGTATTGGTGCTACTGGTAATGCCCCTAATACATTTAACGCTAATATTCTAGATGGCGAACCATTTAGGGAAATTAACGTTAAAAAAAGCGTGATGATTTCGTTCTTAGATGAATTTTTTAAAAGATTTAAAAAATTAACAGATGATTGGAGTGCGAATAATGACACCAAGGATGATGAAATACAAAACCGTCTTTTTAATACTATTGATGATGATACTATAAAATTAAATCTTTACAGAACGATTGGTTCAATTCATAATAAATGGGTAGCTGGTACTGATAACCCATTTTATAATTGTGGTTTTAGTAATGATTATGATAAAAAAGTAGCTAAAAATAAAAGAAGTTCGTCTAATACTCACTTAATCGATTCATTTAGATTCTTAGATAGAGCGTTCAATGATATAGGTGATGAATTCATAATAAACCCATTAGCTATATCAAATATGCTTGTTGGTAATTATAATCAAAGTTTTTTTGATATAGCTAATAAAATACTTATTGATAATAACTTTAATTTCATCGCATTACCAACATATGTTAATTTTAAAGACGAAAATGAATTGGCTGACATGTTTAAACCATATGCATATAAAGACGTTAATTCAGCTTCTGGACCATCATTCGTATGTGTATATGTTGGTCAAACATCAAAACATTTAGATTTAGGTGTTGACTCAGACTATGATAATGATGGTATTATAATTAATGTTGACAGTGAAGGTAAATATATTAATGGAGCGCCACCAGATTTTACTTTTAAAAAAAAGGATGACGGAAGCCTTAATATACCCTACTTTTTGGTTAGTTACGGACATTCTAATCAAAGTTTTTTTAAAGATATTAAATTAGACCAAAAAGAATTCGTTGAAACGGCTGAATCACTTCAAATAATTGAAGATATATCTCAGCAAGCAGATAATAGAAAACCTAATTCTAATGGTCAAAACCTTTTTAATGTTTATCAAACAAGGTCATATTCAGCTGAAGTTGAGATGATGGGTAACGCCATGATTCAACCAATGATGTATTTCCAATTAAATAATATACCAATGTTTAGAGGTGCTTATATGATTATTAAAACATCACATAGTATTACGGCACATAATATGGTTACTAAATTTACTGGTGTAAGAGTTAAAAGAACCAAAACACCACTAGTTGAGGCATCAACAATATTTATGAACATTCTAGGTTCTTTAACTAGCGGTGAAAGTGAAGAACAGTCTCGTGGCGGGAGAGATGTTCCGTTTGCATCACAACCAAACCCAGGTGGTATAGTAATAAGTTAATAAGTTAATAAAATAATAATTATGGCAGAACAAAGTTTTATAAATGTTAAAGAGAAAAAATATCAAATATTAGTACCATGGTTCCAATACAAAAGAACACTGAGTCTTGATAAAATAACTACAGTAGTTTTACATTGGACTGCTGGAAGTAGTGTAGGAAGTGATTACAAAACACTTCAAAAAAAGGGTTATGGGTATCATTTTATAGTAGATAAAGAAGGTAATATATTCCAAGGAGCTCCACTAGACGCTAGGCTTAGTCATGCTGGTAATTCATATGGACCTAAAGGTACAGGTACTAATAACTATAGTCTTGGTATTTCATTTTCAACACGAGGTGATGAAGATAAAGAAGTCGGTAGTACTAAATTTAATACGCAACAAATAGAATCAGTAGTAAGGATTCTATCAGATTGTAAAGTTGCTTTACCTAATTTAAAATATATAAGTGGACATCACTGGGTTTCACCTGGAAGAAAGATTGACCCATGGACATTTCCATTTGACAGATTAATGAAGTATCCAATTAGTACGGTAGACTCAGTAGAGCAAAATCTAACAAGTTTAGGTTTTGAATTATGGAAAACTGGTTACCTACCATTTCCAGAAGGGTTAAGTGATTGTAAATGTATTGAAAAATATTCTGATGGTAATTGTAAAAAATCAACGGGTGACTGTATAGGTCAAGGTAAATATAGCTATTCTGAAAGAAAGTTATCAACTGTTGTTACTGATGCATCATTCCAATCAGATTTAGATTCAGCATAAATTAGAATAATTAATTTAATTACCGTATATTTGTATTATATGCAAATAGGTAACATAATAATAGATGATTATATTAAACTTGATGATAAGTTTAATATAATCAATTCATTAGATGATATAGTATCTGATATTCCTACATTAGTAATTGGTTTAGATAACGCTAAAAAACTAGGTGTAAATCTTAATTACTTAGATAGAAAGATTGATGATAATACATTCTGGACATTTAATAAAAAAGAAAAGAGAGTATTATTTGAGGAAGATTTATTTTATTTTATAGAACATTCTTATACCTTATTTAGAAAAAAAATATGTTTTAAATTTATAGACCTAATACTATCTACTTCACAAGAAGTTAATAATATTTTTAATGATATTAAAGAATCTGATAATGTTATATCGTTTATTCATATCGATATGGTTTATATTTTTATAGATAAAACCATATATGGTTTCGATTTAAGACAGATTAAATTCATAGGAAAGAATAAAATTACATTTATAGAGTTAATAAAGAATTTATCTGATGTCTTTTTGGATAATGATAAGATACTTATAGAATATAAGAATGAGTTAAGTATGTTTAATGATGAGATTAAATATACCCCTTTAATCTATTCTATAAGAAACAATGACTAAAAACATATTATTAGCTTCATTTATCTTCCCAGAAAGACTAGACTGGTTTCTAGGACACCTAGAAGATAAATTTAATATACCTAAAGAAAAGGTATTTATATTCCAAAACTTAGATGACGAATCTAAAGTAATAGTAACATTCAAGTTTGTAATCTCAAAAGATAAGAGAGTAAACTTTAATAGTTTGTTTCCAAATACTATTCTTATTCACAAAAAAGGTAATGCAATATACACTATAAACGCATTAAATAAATTGATTGAAGAAATTTCAGATGGTTCAATAGGTAATATTGATTATAAATCAGTAAAAATCAATTGGAAAGATTACCAAGATAAAATACTACTAATAAACAATAATAAGTTAAAGATATCTAATATAAAGCGTATTTTTTAACAATTTCCGTATATTTATTAATATAATAAAGATAAAAAATAATCATTATGAATAATAAAGATAATAAGTTACAAGATGGAATAAACAACTTTCTTAGTGATGACGAAAAACAATCTGACCAAGCCAATATGGACTGTAGTTCTGGTGTTTGTGTTATAAAGGGTGATAAAAGCTTAGTTGAAAGAATCAACAAAAAAATAATAACAGAAGATGGTAGAGAATTACTTACCTAATAAAATCATACAAAGATGAATAAAAATAACAATAAAGATTTACTTAATGAAGAGATTAAGAAATTTAATTTATTATCAGAATATGCTTTTTATACAGAAGATAGAGCTGGAGATAAATTAGATAATTCAGATTTAATACTTGGTGTTGCTGAAGCTGAAGAAGAAGAACCAGCGTTTGGTGATGAAGAACCTTTAGATGAACCAGAAGGAGAATCTTCTCCAGAAGGTGGAGAGGAAGAACCAGCAGAAGGTGGTTTTGGTGATGAGGAAGTTGGAGATGAATTTGACTTCGGTAATGGGGAAGATTCAATGGAAGAACCAGACCCGATGGATGATGCGGTAGAATTAGATGTAACTGAATTAGTTAAAGGTTCTGAAGAAGCAAAAGCATCAGCTGATTCAGCTAATATGAAAATAGACCAATTATTAGGAATGGTTAATAAATTAGAAGGTCAATTAGATGGTATGTCAAAAATATCACAAAAGATTGATAGTCTTGAAACTGAAATTGAAAAGAGAAACCCAACTGAAGATGAAAAAATTGAGATGCGTTCTTTAGATTCTTATCCTTATAATCTTAAGTTAACTGATTTCTGGTCAACCCAAGAAGGACAATACGATATAATGGGTACAGGAAATGAAGAAGAAGAAGAGGAATATGAATTAAATAAAGACTCAATTAATGGTGATTATGTTGAATCAGATATTAAACATTCATTTGATGAAGATGATTTTACTGAAGAAGAGATATAAGATATTATATAATTTTAATTAAAAATGAGACGGTTGAAAAATCTTCTCATTTTTTTTGTTTAAAGGGTTGTGTAATTAAAAAAAATATAGTATATTTGTAGAAATAATAGTTTAAAAAATAACTCAAAATAGTTTACTTTTTAATATTTTTCTTTATATATATTATAAACGAAATTACCTTTAAAAGTATTTTCTATACTATAGCAAATAACAAATAATAATAACAATAGCAAATTAAAAACAATTATGAGCGAACAAAAGAAGAATGACGAGTACGAAAAAATGATGAAAGCGTATGAAGAGTCACACCAGCCTAAGATGGCAACAGTAAAAAAGTACGAATTAAAGAATTATTTCAGTACTCACCTAGATAAAAATACCACCAAAGCTTCAAAAACAATTAGAATATTACCACCACTAGAAGGTAGTAGTACTTTCTACGAAGTATTATGGGGTCATAAGATTGAATTAGATGGTTCTTGGAAAACATTCCCATGTCTTCAACATGAAGAAGATAAACCATGTCCATTTTGTGAAGCTAAACAAGCCCTTTACGCAAGTGGTACTGATAGCGATAAAGAATTAGCGAAAAAATACAACGCTAAGAAAATGTATGTAGTTAGAGTTATTGAAAGAGGTAACGAAGAAGAAGGGGTTAAGTTTTGGAGATTTAACTACTCTTGGACTAAAGATGGTACTCTTGATAAGATAATGACAGCAATGAAAGCAGTTGCTCACGACATCACTAACCCGAATACTGGTAGAGATTTAACACTTGAAATTAACAGGAACCAATTTGGTATTCCAGTTGTTAATTCTATAACATATCCATTAGAATCTACTACATTAACTAGTAATGTGGAACAAGGTAAAGAATGGTTAGGTGACACTAGAACTTGGAGAGATGTTTACAGTACCAGAGATTATGATTACTTGAAAATTGTTGTTAGAGGTGATGTTCCAGTATACGATAAAACACAAGAAAAATTCGTAGGTAGAAAAGAACAGGAAGCTGCTAAGGCAGCTGATACTGTTGAGGATAAATTTTATTCTGAATTAACTATGGAAAATCCAGTAGCTACAGAAACTACTAACCCAGTAACAGAAAGTACTCAATTAGCTACAGAAACTGCTACCCCAGTATCAGAAACTGCAACAGCTGAAGAGGACGATGATTTACCATTTTAAAATAATTACAATATAATAAAACAATGGGCGGTGGAAACTGCCCATTTGTTTCTAACAGTTTTAATAAATAAAAAGTAATATGGCAAAAACACCTAAAAAACCAATTAGTAAAAAGACATTCGATTTAAGTTCTTTTAAAAAGAAGAACGGGATGGATATAACAGTAAAAGACAAAGATTTAACTTGGATACCTTTATCAGATTCATTTCATGAAGCACTTAAGATTCCTGGATTAGCTAGAGGTTATTTCACTAGTTTTAGAGGTTACTCAAACACAGGAAAGTCAACCGCAATATATGAAGCGGCTGCTGGAGCTCAAAAGATTGGCGATTTGCCAGTTATAATTGAAACAGAAACAAACTGGTCATGGGAACACGCTAGAAATATTGGGTTACAATTCGAAGAAGTAGTTGACCCAGAAACTGGAGAGGTTATAGATTACGAAGGAGATTTTATTTTTCTTAGTGGTGATGACCTTTTAAGTAGATATGAGTGTGTAGATTATTCAAATGGTAAAGAAGGAACAAAGGTTTTAAGAAGTGAACCGATAATTGAAGACGTTGCAAGACTTATAACGGAATTACTTGACCAGCAAGCAGAAGGAGAATTAGATAGAAATTTATGTTTTCTTTGGGATTCAGTAGGTTCCTTAAATGGATTCCAATCAGTAATGTCTAAATCCAATAATAACCAATGGAATGCTGGTTCAATGGAAACGGCATTTAAATCACTAGTTAATCATAGAATACCAGCATCTAGGAGAATGGGTAAACCATTTATTAATACTTTTGCTGTTGTTCAAAAGATTTGGTTAGATAATATGAATACAGTTATCAAGCACAAAGGTGGAGAAGCATTCTTCTATTCACCAAGAGTTATTGTTCACTTCGGTGGTATATTAACTCACTCAACTGTTAAGTTGAAAGCAACGTCTGGTGGTGAGACATACCAATTTGGTATTGAAACTAAAGTTAGATGTGAAAAGAATCAAGTTAACGGTGTTGAAGAACATGGTAAGTTAGCATCAACTCCACATGGCTATTGGAATCCAGCAAAGATTGATGATTATAAAAAGAAACATAAGGATTATATCCTTGAAAGACTTAATACTAATATTGATGATTTCATAATTGAAAGAGAAGTCGTAGAAGATTTAAGTCTTGACGATTCGAAAGCGTAGTAATAGATTGTTTAACCCTTTAAATGGGCTTATATGAAAAGGACACCACCTAGAAATGGAAATGCAACACATAAACAAAATACTTTACTAGTAGATGGTAATGCCCTTTATAAAAGGGGTTTTATCGGAGCTAGAAATGAGTATAATAGAGCTGGCCAACATATTGGCGGTGTTTATCAATTCTTAACCGTACTTAGAAAACTAATTAATGAGGACCTATATCATAAGGTCTTTGTTTTCTGGGATGGTGAATTTTCTGGTAAATTAAGATGGGATATATATAAAGATTATAAGAGTGGTAGAGGTAAAGATTATATAAATGGGACTAAACCAGATGACTTAGAGGAAGTTGCACAAAGAGGGGTAGTATTCAACTACCTTGAAGAATTATTTATTAGACAATTAGTTGACGATAAGGTTGAAAGTGACGATTTTATAGCGTACTATTGTAATGTGAAGAAGGATGTAGAAAATATTACAGTAGTTACTAGTGATAGAGACCTTACTCAATTAGTTGATGATAATGTCAGAATGTACATGCTTGATTTAAAAAAGTATATTAACAAGTCTAATTTTAAAGAACAATTTAAATACCATTATGAAAACGTAGCTATAATAAAAATACTTTGTGGAGATGCTAGTGATAGTATAAAAGGTGTTAAAAGACTTGGTGATACAACACTAATAAAACACTTCCCACAATTAAAGGAAAGAAAGGTTAATTTAGATGAAATTCTTGAAGGAGCCAAAGTCCAACAACAAGAAAGATTAGATAGTGGTAAAAAGCCATTACAAGTTCTAACCAATATAGTTGATGGTATAACCGATGGTGTACAAGGTAATAACTTATACGAAATCAATAAGAGGCTTGTAGACCTCACAATTCCATTATTAACTACAGAAGCTATAGAAGATGTAAATAGTCTCATAGATTCACCCTTAAGTGATGACAGAACGATTAAGAACGCTTATAAGATGCTTAAAGATGATGGAATAGATATAATGCTAGGTGAAAGCCGATATAATGAATATCTTTTACCTTTCAAAAAATTAATGGAAAGAGAAAAGAAGAATAATATTTTATAAAAAAAATAACTATGAGTAATTACAAAGTAAAAAAGAAGAATTTTTGGGATAATTTCAGATTTGAATTTGTCCTTTATATTAATGAGCAAGTTAAAAGAGAAGATGGTAGAAACCGACCAATAATATGTCAAAGGTTATTTGATGTAAAGGGGTTTAATGAAGATTCTTTAAACTCTATTGAGTTGAAAGAGTTAATGGATGAATTAACATCTATTACAAGTCCAGGAATGGGTGTTATACCGAAGTTTCTTAAGGCTACATCTAAAAAACATTGTTGGTCAACTTATAAACCATGGAGTGTTGTTGATAATAATGATACAACTAATATTTTTGAAGATGAAGATATATTCACGTTCGAAATTAAGGTTGATAAAAGAGTAGTGGCTAAAAGTCAATTCTCTGGTAATTGGTTTCAAAGAGATGTTAGATATAACGTAAATATTAGGGATATTATTCCAGCAGTTATAAGTGAAATTGAAGAATATCTTAGTAGAGATGAATATACAAGTACGTATGAAGGATATGATTTAAAAAATGTCATGGCAGACCATGATTTTGGTAGAGTGTAGTATATTTATTTAAAAGAGTTTCAATTATAATGGGTAAAATTAGTAAAGATAGTTTAGGGTATTTAGGGTTAGATTTTCAGTATCGACTTATACAACAAATGTTAGTTGACCGAAAGTTCGGTGAGTCAATAATGGATATTCTAAAACCTAATTACTTTGAAGATAGTTTCTTAAGGACTACTTCAGCGAAAATAAAAGATAATTACGATAAATATGAGTCGATTCCAGATGTAAATAATCTAGAATCTACAATATTAGGTGCTGTATCTGACGATATTGATAAACAAATGTATTTAGAACAGTTCAATAGAATAAAAAATGCTGAATTGAACAATGGATTGCAAATCCAAGATACAGCAATGAAATTTTGTAAACAACAAGAATTAAAAAAATCAGTTAGAGACATTCAACAAATCATAGATAAAGGAGATTTAGAAGATTATCATATGTGTGAAGAAATCCTTAAAAAAGCCCTAGAAGTTGGTAATACAAAGGATGATGGTATTGATGTATTTCATGATATCGAGAATGTAATGTCTGAAGATTTCAGAAGCCCAATTCCTACTGGAATTAATGGGTTAGATGCCTATATGGATGGTGGTCTATCTAAGGGTGAGTTAGCTGTTATCTTAGCTCCTTTTGGGGTTGGTAAGACAACTATCATGACTAAGATAGGTAACAACGCTAAGAATGTAGGAAATAACGTCTTACAGATATTTTTCGAAGACAACCCAAAGGTAATCCAAAGAAAACATTTAACATGTTGGATGGATGGTAAATATTCACTTAATGAGTTATCTGAAAATAATGTAGAAATTCTTGCTAACGCCACAATTAAACAATCGCAACCAGGTAAGATTCAATTAAAGAAGTTTCCTAGTGATGGAACTACAATACCAATGATAAAACAATATATAAAGAAATTAATATCTCAAGGTTTTAGACCAGATATAGTTTTATTAGATTATATTGATTGTGTAGTACCAACTAAAACATTCAAAGATGAATATGCTGGTGAAGGAAATGTAATGAGACAATTCGAAACAATGCTTGATGAGTTAGATATTGCTGGTTGGACTGCCGTACAAGGTAATAGAAGTTCTATTAACGCTGAAACAGTTGATGCAAGTATGATTGGTGGTTCTATTAAGAAAGGTCAAATTGGACACTTTATACTTTCAATAGCTAAATCATTAGACCAAAAAGAAAATGGTCGTGCTAATATGGCAATTCTTAAATCTAGATTTGGTAAAGATGGGATTGTATTCGAAGATATAGTATTTGATAACGGCACTTTAGTTATTGACATTACCGAGAATGAACAAAGAGGTAAAACATTCTTACAAGCTGAAGAAGTTAAGGTTGAGAGAAATCAAAACAGAGTTACTGAAGTTTTTGATGCAATGCAAAAAAAGAAAGATGAAGATTATCAAAGCGGTATAACTAATAATTAAGTAATTAAATAATTAAATATGTATTTAAAAAATTCAGATACGGAAAAGAGATATTCTATTTTTCCAATTAAAAATCAAGATTTATGGGATGCTTATAAAGCAGCTGAAAAACAAACTTGGGTAGCAGAGGAGATAGATTTAGCACAAGATAAATATGAGGATTTAAATGATAATGAAAAATTTTATTTAAAGAATATATTAGCCTTTTTTACTATTTCAGATGGTTTAGTTATAGATAATCTTTGTGATAATGTAATCGACAATATAGATATTTCAGAAGCTAAATATTATTATAATCACCAAATGTTTATTGAACAAGTACATGCTAATGGATATTCTCTATTAATCGATACGTATATCAAAGACAATAAAGAGAAAGAAGATTTATTTAATTCTATGATAACTAACGATGCTGTAAGGGCTAAAGCGTCATGGGCTGAGAATTGGTTAAACAATGGAACATTTGTAGAAAAATTAATTGCTTTTGCTTGTGTTGAAGGTATTGCATTTTCATCAGTATTTGCTGGAGTTTTTTGGTTTAGAAGTAGAAATAAAATGCCAGGTTTAGGTGAAATGAACGAACTCATCTTAAGAGATGAATCTTTTCATTATGAATTTGCATTACAAATGTTTAATAATTATGTTAAGGATGATTATAAACCTTCTAAAGAAAAAATTAAGGAAGTAATTTTATCTTGTTTTGAAACTGAGAGAAAGTTTGTTGAAGAGAGCTTACCAGATGGTCTACAAGGAATGAGTAAAGATATGATGATGGAATATGTTGAGTTTGTTACTGATATTGTATTAAATGATTTTATAGGTGAAACTAAATTTAATACTAAGAACCCCCTTGATTTTATGAAAAAGATAGGTCTATCATCTAAGAATAACTTTTTCGAAAGAAGAACTGGAGGTGGATACACCAGAGTTGACATACCAACAACTAATGATGGAATTTTTGATGATGACGATTTTTAAATATAAAGATAAAAAAGAAAGATATGAAAATTATAAAAAGAGACGGAAGTAAACAATCTTTCATGCCAAATAAAATACTCGTTAGGTTAAGGCAACAATCTAAAGATTTAAATGTTAAACCCGATAAGTTATTTCAGAAAGTTATACCACATATAAAGGATGGAATGACAGCTACTGATATAGATGAAATAATTGCATTTCAATCAGCTGATTTACAAATCGAACATCCAGATTACGCTATATTAGGTGGTAGAATTCTTATATCTAGACAAGCTAAGATATTAGAAGTTGAAACTAAAGAAGTTGATGAGAAGTTTGATTCATTTGCCGCATCTACATTTTTAAAGAAATATTCTGAAAAGGATGATAAAGGGGTTCCAATTGAGATTCCATCTATGATGCATAACAGAGTAGCAAATCATCTTTACCCAGATTCATTTAAAGATAGAAGAAAACTTTTAAATGAACTATATGAAAAGAAAATTAATTTTGCTACACCGATATTAAGTAATTCTGGTATTGAGGGTAGAAACGGTCTTATTAGTTGTAATCTAACAACTCTTATGGATGATAGTATTGAAGGTATTAATGAGACACTAGATAAAATCTCACATGGTTCAAAAGAAGGTTCTGGAATAGGACTTTGTATTGATAGATTAAGAAGTTCTAGTAGTTTAGTTAGTAGCTTCAAAGGTTACGCTGGTGGTGTTATTAGATTTGCTGATATGGTACAGTCTCACATGAGATTTTATAAGCAAGGTAATAGGTCTGGTAGTTGTGCTTTATATTTATCTACTTGGCATAAGGATATATTATCATTTTTAGAATTAAGACTCCCAATTGGTGAAGAATTAAATAGAGCTAGGGATTTATTTACAGCTGTAACTATTGATGATGTATTTATGGATGCTTTAACAAATGAAACACCGTATTACTTATTTTGTCCTAACGATTTAAAGAAAGCTGGATTAAAACCATTATATGAGATACATGGTGAAGAATTTAAAGATGTTTACAATGAAGCTATTGAATTAGGTTTAGGTGATAAAGTTGAACCTAAGAAAATATGGGATGCCATTATACGTTCACAAGTTGAAAGTGGTACACCATATGTATTCTATAAGGATAACGCAAATAAGGTTAATATGCAAGATAATATCGGTATAATTAACCAGTCTAATTTATGTATAGAAATTATGCAAGCTAGTAAACCAACATACACACCACAATGTACTTTAGCTTCAGTTAATTTATCCGAACATGAGACATTAAAGAGTATTGGTAAATCAACTAAGGTTTTAGTTAGAGCTCTAAACAAAGTTATTGATAATAATAAATGGTCTGACGATTGGAGTAAAAATGCTGGGGTAGACCAAAGAGCTATTGCTATTGGTGTTGCTGGGTTAGCTGATTTCTTTGCTAAGAAGAAGATATCTTTTGAAAGTGATGAAGCGAAGAAATGGAATGAAGACATTTTTGAAATAATGTATAAATCTGCACTTGAAGAAAGTAGTTTATTAGCTATTGAAGAAGATGAAAATTATCCAGCTTGGGAAGGTAGTAAATATAGTAGAGGTGAGACTTATATAGAAGGATGGTCACCAGTAGAACCTGGAGAACCAATTCCAATGCGTAACTCATTATTAATAGCTTTAATGCCTACAGCTTCAAGCGCAATCTTATTAGGTGCTTTTGAATGTTTCGAACCAGTAACTTCTAACGTATTTACTAGGATGGTTGGTGATGGTGAGTTTATTGTCGTAAACAAATATCTAGTAAGAGAATTAGTTGAGTTAGATTTATGGAATGAAGAGATACGTGATGCTATTATTTCTAACGAAGGTAGTATTCAAGACATACAAATAATACCAGAAGATATTAGATATCGTTATAAAACTGTTTGGGAAGTACCTCAAAAAGTATTATTAGAATTAGCTATAATTAGAAATAAATTTGTAGACCAATCACAAAGCATGAATGTATATCATAGAGATGCTAAATATAGTAAAATATCTAGTGCTTTAGTATTTGCTTGGAAGAATGGTTTAAAAACTGGTTCTTATTATACCAGAACTGAATCTAAGTTAGGTAAAAACAAAAAATTATCCGCATCTGATAATATATCAGCTAATCTAGTTAAAAAGCCAGAGAACTCAATGTTTAGTTGTGAAGGTGGTGGTTGCGATGCTTAGGGTGTGATACTTAAATAGAGAATTAATTTAAATAAAAAAGGGGATTTCGAAAGATTTCCCCTTTTTTTATTTACACTATTTATTTTCGAAAAAGATTTATTATAATATTTATCTAATAAATAAAGTAATATGGCTGGTAATGGTAAATTTATAAATATTGCGTTTCCGTTTAAGGAAAGTAGTAGAGGTGACTTCTTAGAACTTAATAATATCGATAAATACGCAATTAAATCTGATTTATTACATTTACTATTAACCAGGAAGGGTGAACGACTATATTTACCAGATTTTGGTACAGACCTCATTAAATACATTTTTGAATTAAATGATGAAACTACTAAAAATAACATGAAAAAAGATATTAGCGCAACTGTTATAAAATATTTACCTAATTTACAAATAGATGAAATAACTGTAAAAGAAAATGAACTAAGTGAATATGGTGTTACAGTTAAAATTGATTATACAATAACAGAAGATGTGTTTAAAGAAACTGACTTCGTAATTATAGAATTATAAAAAAAATATTATGGCACAAAAAATAAATTACTATTCTAGGAACTTTGCAGATGTAAGGTCAGAATTAATTAATTACGTAAGAGAATATTATCCAGATATTTTTAACGATTTTAATGATGCCTCTGTTGGTATGATGCTTTTAGAACTTAACGCTGCCGTTGGGGATATGCTTTCGTTTCAAACGGACAGAATGTTCCAAGAAACTCAAATTGATTTCGCACAAGAAAGAAGCTCCATCTTATCAATGGCTAGAACATTCGGACTTAAAATACCAGGTAAAAGACCTTCTGTTACGTTATGTGATTTTTCAGTTGTTGTACCAGTGTTTGGTGATACTTTTAATATTCTATACGCACCAATTATTAGAAGAGGAGCACAAGTTAGTGGTTCAGGGAAAGTATTTGAAGCTTTAGATGAAATTGATTTTTCATCACCATTTAATAATAGTGGAGTCCCAAATCAATTAGTAGTTCCAAATTTAGATTCTAATGGTACAATAATTAATTATACCCTAACTAAAAGGGAATTAGTTACTAACGGTACAACAAAAATAATGAAAAGAATTACTAATAGTAGTGATGTTAGACCATTCTTAGAAGTATTACTCCCAGAAGATAATGTATTATCGATTAACTCAATAATCATGCTTGAGGGTACTAATTATTCAACAAATCCACCTACTGGTCAATTCTATAACGAAAACTTAAGGTGGTTTGAAGTTAATGCATTAGCTGATGACATTGTTTTTATTAAAGATAATACCATAATTAGTGACGATTCAGCAGTAAGTCCAGGTAAATTTAAAAAAATAAATCAAAGGTTTATCAGAGAATATACAGATAAAGGGTTTACTAAAATTATATTTGGTGGAGGTTCCCAAGATATAAGTGAGTTATGCGAATTTGACGTTAATAAATCACTTGTTAATCGAGTAGGTGATTTTATCAATAACCTTTCATTAGGTATTACACCATCAGCCAATCAAACAATGTTTATTTCTTATAGAATTGGTGGTGGAGCTTCAACTAATATTGGTCCCAATGTAATTAAAACAGTTTCAACTGTTGACATGGTGGTTAATGGTCCTAATAACTTAGTAAATCAAAAAGTAATTAATTCTCTTTCAGTTAATAATCCAATACCAGCATTAGGCGGTAAAGATGAACCCTCTATTGAAGAATTAAGAAATCTTGTTAGATATAATTTTGCATCACAAGAAAGGTGTGTAACGATTGAAGATTATAAAGTTAGAATAGGACTTATGCCAGGTGAATTTGGTATTCCATTTAGAAATAATGTAATGGAGATTCAAAATAAGATTAAAATTTTCACACTTACACTTGATGAGAATGGTCAACTAAGTACTAATACAACTACAACACTTAAAGATAATATAACAACATATTTATCTGACTACAGAATGCTTAATGATTATGTTGAAGTATCTAACGGAAAAGTGTATAATTTAGGTTTTGAAGTAGATTTATTTACTGATTCACAGTTTTCAAAATCAGAAATTATGACACAAGTCATTACAACAATTACAAGTTATTTTGATATTAATAAATGGGGTATGGGTGAAAATATATACATGGCCCAATTAATTGAATTAGTTAATAATGTACCAGGTGTATTAAATGTAACTGACTTAAGAATTTATAATAAGGTTGGTCAAGGTAAGTATTCATCTAATGAAATACCACAACCATATATCGATGAAGCAACAAGACAAATTGACTTATTAAGTGACTATACACTTTTCGGTGACCCAGTAGGTATGTTTGAGATTAAGTTTCCAGATACAGATATTAAAGTAAGGGTGAAGTAACCTTCACTTTATCATAAATTTTTATTATATTTAAATAAAAAAAATATGAGTTGTAATAGTTGTAAAAATAGTAGTAATGTTACTAATCTTGGTGGGCTCTCCATACCAACAGATAATAGTGAAAAAAGTGTTGGGGTTAAAATATTAATATTTACAGTTAAGATTATGTTATTCTTAATAGCTTCAGTTATCTTAATAATAACTGTAATCCCCTTTAGTATTTATTTATTAGTAAAGGTAATTTTCTTTGATGGTAGATTAGATATTGGAAGTTTTATAGGTATGATAAGTAATCATTTTAAAAATAAAAGAGAAGAAAAGAAATATAAAAAAGAGTCAATAAATGAAAATGATGATGAAGATGATGAAGACGATTATGAGGATGATTATAGTGATATTGATGAAATAAAATAGGAATAAAGATAGTTATATGTATGTCTGATAACATTAGAATAAGAACTACACCTGGTGATGGAATTAAGAGTGTAAATATTAATATAAATCAAAAATTTGATTTTATTGAGATTCTTTCACTTAAGATTTCGCAAGATGAAGCTTATAGAAGTTTTTGTTCTGATTATGGTGCAGTAGTAGGTAGAGTTATTGTTAATAACGGTGTAGGAGTACCAAACGCAAAGGTATCTATTTTCATACCTATTGATGATAACGATGCTATTGACCCAGAAATTCTTGGGTTATACCCATTTGAAGTAGTTACTGGAAAAGACTACAACGGAATAGGTTACAACTTATTACCAAGGAACGCAAGAGGTAAAGGTGATTGTTTTACACCTATCGGAACATTTCCATCAAAAAGAGAAATACAAGATAACCCAGAAGTTAGTTATATATATTGTAAGTATTATAAATATTCGACAACAACAAATAACTCTGGTGATTTCATGTTATTTGGTGTTCCAGTAGGACCAAACTTTTTACATTGTGATGTTGATTTATCTGATATAGGCATACTTTCACAAAAACCTTATGAATTAATTAATGATGGTGCTAGTGAAAATTCATTTGCATCTCCAACCGAGTTTAGAAGTCGTGATGAAACTGTAAATTTAAACCAATTAAAAACAATATCACCTATAAGTGTTGATGTAGTACCATTTTGGGGTGATAAAGAACAATGCCAAGTTGGAATTAGTAGGGTTGATGTTGACTTAAAAACACAAATTATATCTACCGCAATATTTATGGGTTCTATTTTTAGCGATACTGAGAATGCCAGTATTAACAAGAGATGTAGACCTAAAAAAGCAATGGGTAATCAAGCTAAATTAGTTGCTGGCCCAGGTACAATTGAAATGATTCGTAAAAGTTCTACGGGTCAAATATCAAGATATGATATAAATGGAGGTCAAAATATTGACGATGACGGGACATGGAGTTATTTAATACCAATGAACTTAGATTATAAGGTTACTTCTGAAGATGGTACAATGATACCATCAGATGACCCAACAATAGGTATTGCAACTAGAGCGAATGTTAGATTTAGAATTTCAATGGGTAGTAATGGTGCAGAAGGAAAACTAAGAAGTAGAGCAAAATATCTTGTACCTAATAACCCAGAACATCAAAATGATGTTGATTATAATTTTGATGGAAGTACTAAACCAGAAAGTTTTGTTGATTTTTATTGGAATAAAATTTATACAGTTAAGAATTATATAGCCAGAGTCCAACCAAATAAATCTGTTGAAAATAGAAACTTTATAGGTATAAAGGATGTAGATGAAGGAGCGAACTCTCCGTTCCCATTTAATAGAATGGATAATTCAGTAAACCCAATTATTGGGCTTTTGTGTCTTATATTTAGTATATTTTCGTTGATAATATGTGCAATTAATACTGTGATAGTAAATCTTCTTAATGTAGTTATTCTAATACTTAATGTAGTATTAGGGATTATTTGTGTTGTTTTAGCTGCTATTACTGTTCTAGTTTGTGGTTTAGCTCATTTATTTTCGGAAGCTAAACGAAAATCATGTAGGTGTAGATTGTGTCTTGGACAACCCTGTACTAATGGTGATTGTTTTGGTGCCTGTTTAGATGGTATTCTACCCTATATACCATATATATCAGTAAGTTGCCCAGGTGACCCAGATGGGATGAATTACGCACCTTGTGGTTGGAAACTTCCTGGTTCTTGGCAAGCTACGGAAGACCTTTCCCAACAAAATAATGGAACTAGCTTTCATTATCCAGGTGATGGCCACCCTGGTCATAATAACTCTACGGCTGGATGGATAGATTGTATGATGCTTGGACTCATGGAAGCCTGGAACGCATTCAAGTTTGATTTTTATAATGATTGGGTTAATGGTACACTATACTCCTTCTTATTTAAAGTTAAAAAAAGGAAGAAAGGTAAAGGTAAAATGAGATTCTGTGACACTGATTGTGAAGACAATATTTTAGGTGTTGATAATAATGAAGATGGTCAAGCAGATACGACATGTCGTAAAAATTACGTTCTTGATTCTTGTACTAAAGCACAACCAGACTCTTATACTGATAGTAGTGGAGATAAAAAAGGGGTTAATACTAAAACATATTATCAACTTAGAGAAGGATATATAAAGTTATATAAGGGTGAATTTTATTATTCGGCCATTTCTAAAAAAACTGGCGTGAGACTTTTTGCTACAGATATAGTTAATCTTGGTTCAATGGTTGATTGTGATTGGCAAGGAATACCTAAGTTTCAACAATATCTTATAGATACAACCCACAATAAACCACCATTACTTGCTGAGTATGATGGAGATGTAGTACCAACCGACCCAGCAAATATCGATGTGACTGGTTATGATACTAAATTACCTGGTGGAACTGGTGATAATAAGTTAATTGGAAATGTATGGTGTATAATTATGAATGCATCTATAGGGACAACACCACAAACATGTATTAATGTGAGAAGGTTTTCAGAACTAGGTGTTGGTTTAGATGAAAATAGAAGTGAGGATATTCCTGGTGATTACGTTGATAATAAAATTACAAATAATGATGTTGATAATGCATTTGTTAGAGGTGCATTTCTTAATGCCAACACCCCCACCTCAACAAGTATACCTTTAGTTTATTTCGATGGTATGACACCACCAGCTAATTACCCTACTAATAATTTTGGTTATGATGATGAGATAAATTATTCAGAATTCAGAGACCGAAAAATTGTAAAAAATTTAAAAGAACATGAAAATTCATTTTACTTTTATTTTGGTCTTAAACCTGGAAAAACTGCTTTAACAAAAATGAATAATCAATACTTTACGGAATGTATTCCATTTGATGATAGGGATTTCTTTATTAGTGGTACCATTGATACACCAGATAATGAAGACCCTCTAGGTCAAGGTCAATTAACTATTGAAATGATTAATGGTAAGCCACCATTCCAGATTGAATGGGTAGGTCCAACAATTAGTGGAACCCTATATACAAACTCCCAATCTGGATATAATTCTATTACACAAACATTAAGTAATCTTTATGTTGGTAGTTATAATGTAACGGTGGTAGATGATTTAGGTAATACAGCTCAGGGGGTGTTTTATGTTCCAGGTCCAGAACCTACAACATGTAATATACAACCAACACCAGCATCTGCTAATGGTGTTTCTGATGGAACAATAAGTGTAAATATAAGTGGTGGTCAAATTCCGTTCACGATAAATATATATGAATCTGACCCAGCTATACCAGGTGGTTTTGTTACAACTCCAACTGATACAGCTTCAATCACCTCAACTTCACATGTATTTAGTAATTTACCAGGTGATAATTATTATGTTGAGGTGATTGATTCTGGAACGCCAATAACAGAATGTACTAATGATGTAGAAATAACAGAACCAAATGCTTTAATTGTAAGTATTAGTGGTAGTTCATCACCATGTTACGGTGAGAATGCTGGTACTGCGACTTCATCAGTAAACGGTGGTACTACACCATATACAATAGAATGGATAGATTCAAATAATAATAATGTTAGTAGTAATTTTACTGCTAGTAATTTAGGACCAGGCACTTATACTGCCTCAGTTACTGACTCTAGTAATCAAACTGGTGGAGGAACTTGGGTTGTAACCGAACCAGGAGACTTGACGTTTACTACTGGTTCTGATGATGTCACCTGTTTTAATCAAAATGATGGTATAATAGGTATTAGTTCCGTATTTTCAGATAATACTGTTGAAATTACTGTTGAGGGTGGTGGTACTAACACTTACCAGGCAATGTCACCTGGTACTGGTAGCGACCACCTTTTTTATAATTTAGTTGCTGACACTTACCAAATTAAACTTAGAGATATTATAACTGAATGTGAAAAGATAACTTCTATAGTAATTAATGAACCAACATCTGAACTAACAGTTAGTATTATAGAGACAGTTAACTCATTAACCGCTACAATAGTTGGTGGTTGGGGAAATGAACCAGGTGGTGAATATATTACAGAATGGCAAGTAAGTAATACCCAATATGGAAGTTATAGCACACCAAATCTATTAATGTTAGACCCCGCTGTTTATGCTTCCATAGCTGGGGAAGATGTACCCCCTTATAGTAATAAAGTAAATTTAAGTCCTACCGCTTACGTAGCATTTTTGTATCCTAAATGGTGGAGACTTAAAGTAACTGCAAAAAATCAAACTCACGAGACTAATGAGGGATGTACTAAATATAGTAGTCCAGTTGAACTAGTTGGAGCTTATGTTCCATAATAAAAATATGAAAAGGTTAAAACATAAATTAAATGAATTTAAATCAAAATCTGACGTAAATAAAGAAATTTTTACTAAGGTTGATTTTTTTGGTGAACAAATGCTTTTACCACCAGGAGAGATTAATCATATAGTAGACGTTGGTAAAGAATTCGAAAAGGAACGTAAGGAATCAAGTATTTATAGGATTAAAGGTACGATAACACCCCTATTCAGTAATCCATTAATGAATATGAACACAGACCTAGAACCAACAGGCATCTTTGGTTCAAGTTTTATTTCTAATTCTGGAAATGGTTTAGATATTTTTAATAATGACTTATTTAAATTAGACCCAAATGATAATGACTTTGTTGGTAAACCAACCCTAACATATGCAGAATCTTATGAAAATAAATTAGCTGAATCTGACGGTTGGTTCGGATTTTATGAACCAGACATAACCAAGTTAGGTATATGTAGATTTTATGATATCGAACCAACTAGAGAAAGATTCGATTTAAGCTCATATAAAGAAAAGAATTGGGATATAACCATTACATACCCACACAGAAAAAATAATACCCATACGATAGTCCAAGATGGGTTATTAGTTATAGGTTCTGTTGAGGTCGAAGTTGGAGGTGTACCTATGACAGCAATTGCGACCTCAACATATCACGGTTTAAATAATGGTGATAAAGTCAGACTTACCAATATGCCAAATATACCTTATAATGGTGAATTCACAGTAGTTAGACGTGGATTAGATAATGGTGATTTAAAAGATAATTACTTTGTAATAAGACTTGACCCTTCAGTAGTTCCAATTGGTCCTTTGACTGGTAGAATGAAAAGAGTTGTAAATGGACAAGAATCTGAATATTATATAAGGATGTTTAAAAAGTTATTAGAAATAGATGGGGATTATGAGATGTACCAATTAGCATTTAGTAATAATGTATTTAATGACCCTAATTATCAATTTATAATTAATCAAGATATAGATATTGAGGGGTTAGTTGATAATTTAGGTAGACCACTTAGTGAGTTATATCTTACACTTATTAAAACTGATAGTGGTGGGGTTTTCCATAAGACTCAATCTGGATTTGATTTAGAATTTATTGCTGGAAATATTATTAATGATGTCTCAAATTCTAGACAAATAACATATGATACATCTACCACACAAACACCACTAGAAAATAATATTATACCTGGTCCTGGTACGACTGAATTTTACGGTGATATTGTGGAGTATAATAAATTTGAATTAAGAGAAAAAATACTTTCAGACGTACTACATAGATTCAACACAACCAATAGAGAGATTAATTACATTAATGGTCTTGCAGATGGACCTAGAAGAGAAGGGTATTTATACAACCCACATCATATAATTAAAATAAGAGAATTTTCATTATATATAGAACAAGGTGATATAAATACTATAGGTATTCCAGATTACGCTGAAGATTTAGGTGATGGTAGATGGCTTTGGAGAGATTTATTAGATATTGGTATATATGACGGAGAAGGTGACTTTTTAGATTACCCATTTACGAATGGGGTTCATTATTTGCACCAAAATTATTGTTTTAAAACAATGAGGCAAGACCCATTTACATCATATGACCTATATTATGGTGGGTCATCATTAAGTGACATCACATTTAACCCACGAGACCCAATAGGGGACCCAATAACGGATAGGTTTACAGTAAAACGAAGCGATAATGTTTGTTAATAATTATAAAATAAGAAGACCACATTTAAGTGGTACAACTGAGATAAGTATTAATGTTCCATTTGGTCAAACACCATGGTTAGTTGACCAAACGGATATTATTAACAATAAATTTGTGAATGTTGAGGTTGAGAATTCTATTAACCCTATACTTGATTATGAAAATGTTAGGTTTGTACCCATCATTACTATCAACAATAGTAACATACCTTGCGATACTGTTAACTATAAGTTAAACATGTTAAGTAATGGTAGTTACCCATCTAACACCTATTGGAGTGATGTTGACTTTACACTTAATGACCTTGCATTAAAGAAAAATTCATATGTTAAAACATTTTTAAGGTTAGATTTTTATGACACTGATATCGGGACAAATCAAAGACTTTTATTTTTTAAAACTATTTTTCCAGAAATAGTAAATCTACCAAACCCCACTATCTTTAATTTGTCATTTAATACGGGTAATACTCTTATAGATAGAAATTTAAGAGGTGAAGGATTTTTCCTTTATTATTTTAAAGAAGATGTACTACCTACAGTACCTAAATATTTATATATGAAAGCTACATTTCTTAATGCTAAAAATGGTTCACAAACAAGCTTTATGTCATCAAACATAACGAATAACCCAATTGATGAATTAGTTCAAGAAGGTAGTGGTTTATTATATACTAGATATATATTAAAGAGAGAAGTTGAAGGGTATTATTATGAGATTGATGACACCTACTCACAGAACATAACTAAATTAACTAGTAGTGAAATTAATTATACAGTTAATTTATATGAAATAAGTGTATTATAATGGAGATAATAAAGAGAAAAATACTTTTAGAAGACTACACTAGTAGAGAGCAAGGTAGTTGGGGAGAACTAACCGCTTCAGCTTTCACTATGAATGTGTTCTTTACCCAAGATGCTGATGATATGGGTATTTCAACAAACCTACCTTTCATAGCTAAAGATGGTACGTTACCAACATATCAACCACTACTTGATAAATTAAATTCTTCTGGATATTCATTTAATTTCATGGCTGGTGCCACAACAAACATAATTGAAGATGGTACTTCACCAAACACAAGATATCCAGGTAAACTTAAGAATGCTTATTTTATAAATGGAATAAGGGTAACTGGTCTTACAGAAGATAAACTTTTTACGGTACAATCATATAATAATACAATGCCATATATCCCACTATTTAATATTACTGAAGGGAGTTATTTAGATTTTGAGGGTAATCCTTACCAGGGCGGTACAAGAGTAATACAAAATAGTAATGAAAACCCGATATCTTATATTATTGATGGTGATGTTACTGAAATTATTAATCTTAATAACCCATATCCAGATTTAGGTATTTTATATAAGAGCTATAGTGGTTTAACAAGAACGGATTATCTGTATGCATTAAACGGGTTTATGCCAATAACTGAATTATATTACAAATCTCAAGGATTTAATAATACAAATACCATTCTATCAGCTGAAACAAAAGAGGAATATCTATTTGGTATAACCTCATCACCTACAGTTGAAAGTGATTTATTCATTGATAGAGGTATAACCAGTGTTATTCAGAGTCATATGCAATTAGGTGAGGTAGTAACTATGAGGGAATTAATAAATTATGGTAATGGATATTATGAAATACAAATTACTTAATACTTATATAGAAAGAAAATTATATAAAATTATAGTATTTATAAAATAAGAATTAAATATTCTATAACAATAAAAGAATTAAAAAGAATTAATTATGGCAAGTGGAACATACGGTACAGTAAGACCAGCAGATTTATCACCAAGTGATGTTGAGATAACAGTGTTTTATTCAAAAAATAGAGAAACTGAGAACACAAATGTATTTAAATTACCTTCATCTAATTTAACTTCAATTAACAACCCATCTAATACTAACGGATTTGAGACGTTTGGTGGTCTTTATACTCTTAGATTACCCATTACTGATTTTAGTTCTAAAGGAATTTACACTATTGTATTTAAACCACTTGAGATAAGAACTAAGGTCATTGATTGCGGTGTATTAGCTGCATATCCAGATATTAAGGGAATTCTTTTCGATACTTCAGACCCAGGACTAACCCTTGTTGCGGATAAATTCGAAAATAATAACCTTACAGGGTATAGAGTAGAGTATTTAGATACTAATAGTGGGGCCATTGATAAAAAGATGAAAAATCTTTTTAGACTTATCACATCTAACAATAGAGCTGAACCAGTTAGTCAAAATCTTACAAATACAAATCAAAAAGCTATTAGATATAGATTTAACGATAATTCTACACTTGTGTTTTGTACAATGACACCATCATCATCTACTAATGTTAAACCAAATGTTTTACCATTTATTGGTGTACCAAATCAAGACGTAATTATAACAAATACGCTTTTCACACCATTCGTTATGGAGATTGAATTAGTTGAGTACGATATTGAAACACTTGCCATTGGTATGTTCGGTAATCAAGCGAAGGGTCTTGAAAATGGAGTTTACACAGTTTATAACTTTAACTCCGATATTTATAAACAATATAATCTTTATGAGATTAAAGATAGGTTTACTGGTAAACCATTATTTGAGATTAAAGAAAACAGGAATAATAATATTGACTTTTCACAAAATTTTGATGGCATATCAAACGTATAATAAATGGCTGAAAGTAATAAAATAAAGGTAATAGGTTATGCACAAAGAGTATTCTATAACGATGGTATCGAGTATAGAAATTTTAGTGATGATTTAGTAGGTAATCAACAGACTAATAATGGAGATGGTGGTAGCTCTGTTTTTACCTTTGGTAATTTTGTTACAACAACAAATTACGAAGGAAAAGTAAGTAGATTATATAGTACTAAAAAATTCGGTGATTTTTATTGTCTTGAAAACATGGAGCTAAATCTAGAAAGGGCTCAGTTGTTACTTAATAATAATGTTAATGTAACATTAAACTTAGATAATACTAACTTATGTAATTTTGCTTATTTTGGTTCATCTACTGAATTCGTTAGAGTTAGTCTTGAAAATATAATTACTAATTGGCCAGCATCACTTTATCTAACCCCTACTAGAGAAACAGATTTAAATACTCTTGTTGGTGATACCGTAATAGATTATTCTTACGACAATAACTTTAATAAAGGAACATTCAAAGTTGATACGGATTTTATTGATAATAAGTTCGACATTAATTATAAAAAAAATGGTGAAATAATTGATACATTTAATGAGGGTAATGATTTAAGAAACCTTACAGTTAATTTTAGTAATTATGTTATATTATTTAATGAAACAGAATACCCAATAATTGGGTTCACTGCATCTACATACGAAAGAAATGATTTCATAAGCTTTGAAGTTATTGGTAATCCATTTACAAATATTAATAGTGGCTCAACTAAATCAATTTACCACATTAAACCCAAGAAGGAATTAGAAGAACAATTCTTCAATTCACTTGCCCCATTTGAAAATAACCTTTTAAGTAGAATTACTTCTCCTAAGTATACCTCTAAGTACGAATATAAACAAGAATCTGATAGTGGAGTAATTAATAATAAACGACAAGTACTTACCTGGCCAGTTACTGATGGTTATAATATTGATTTCGATACTACTAATTACATTACCTACGTTACATCCTTACTTGATATAACTACAGCAAAGGATGGGACTGAAACTGACCTTATAACTAGATTCCTTACATCTGAATCTATATCCGATTTTGATACAGTACCAATATGTGATGGAACAGAAGAAGAACATGCTGGACAGAAAATGAATAAAACTCTTAAGATTTATGGAAGGGAGTTTGATGAAATTAAAAAATACATTGATGGTATCTCATTTGCTAATGTAGTATCTTACGATAAGAAGGAAAACACACCAGACCAACTAGTTAAATACTTAGCTAGAATACTAGGTTGGGGGTTAACATCATCAATAGTTGATAATGGACTTATTAGCACATATTTAAATGTTAGCTCAAGAACGTATCCAGGTTATAGTAGAGGTCTCACATCAAATGAAGCTGAAATAGAGCTTTGGAGAAGGCTTATCCTTAATTCTGCGTGGATTTGGAAGTCTAAAGGTACTAGGAAGTCTATTGAGTTCTTTTTTAACCTTATAGGGACTCCAGATGGTCTTATTAACTTCCAGGAATATGTTTATGTGGCTGATGAACCTATTGATATGGATTTATTCTATAGTGTTTTAGAATATAACCAACTTAAAGATGATTTAAATCTTTATAATGTGGATTCTGACGGATACCCTAAGTTTTTTAGAGACACCTCAGACATGTACTTTCAAAAAGGTGGTCAATGGTATAGACAAACTGCTGGAAGTGGTGCAACACAATACGTTCTAGAAGGTAATAATCCACATGTTGGACCTTATGACGGTGGTAAAGAGTATATTGCACAATTAGAAAATATTATCCCTAATTTTAGTGCTTTTACAATTACATCAACAACTATTACTACTGGAACAACACAAATTTTCACAAATTATAATAGTGGTTTATTCAATCAATATACTGGTGATACATATGTTGATTTACAAAACGATAATGGTATTGATTTAACGGATATTGTATCACTTAATGTTAGCATAATAGATGACCCATGCCCCATGGTCGAAAAAACAGAATGTGGATGTGATATTCCAGAAGATGATGAAGCACTTTTAATTGATGTAATTGCAGATGATTTATCACAATTGCAATTAGGAGAAAAATGTGATGATTTATTCTCTAATTATAGTTACAACGGTAAAAATGGTTTTTGGGTTTTTGATTATATATTATACGACCAATACGGTGTCGAATCTATTAATGTTAAAAAAACACCTTTCGTATCTCAAGAATGTTGCGATACACTTGTGGGTGGACATTCATATTACGCTGAAGATTACACCAGCATTCCACCAAAAGTTGAAGGTGAAGAGTCAACGTGGGAATTATATAATTCTGGTTATTTTTGTTGTGAATCACTAGGTATAACTAAAGATTTTAGAAAAGAAGGTTGTGGATGCTCAATATCATGTCAATGGATTTTAGCTGGGCCTAGTCTTGCTGATATGTGGATTGACACCGCAGATAACTACGCACCTTATTTAAAGTTTATTGACCCAGCTGGAAATGAAAGAGTAGTTAATAAAGCTGATTCCTGTTTCTGTCCATCAAATTATTCAGTACCATCTATTATTACAGACCCCTTTACTGGTGAAGAAGGTTATGGATGTAAAATGAATGATGAAGCTTTAGCGGTTATGGTAAATACCCCAGTAATTACTAATGAACTTTATCAAATATTTTTACAAAGAGCTTATGGACAGATTGATTGTAAATCAGATGTTGCACAGCCAGTCAGTGACCTAGTTTCAAGTGGAATATGAATGATATAAATTAATAAATTATTGACTATTAAATAAAATAAACTATATTAAAATAATTATAATAAAATAAATAAATGTTAGTAGATTACGGAATAGGTTGTATGACCAAACAACAATACATTGATGATGGGTTTCAAGTTTTTGAGAATCCTGATGGTACTATAAGTATATTTGACCAACATCAAAACCCGATTACAGCTCATGAAACTACGTCATGTTGTTCAGTTTTAGGTAATGGTGTTATTGGTACAACTGATAGTTTAGGTTATTTTTTTGATATTGAAACTCAAAAGTGTAGGTGGAGTAACCCTATTGTTTCTGATGAATTATTTAGTATAATACTTAACCCTGAAGGTAATTCAAGTACTTTATTTGATGTAGAGGAAAACGAAACGTGTTGTATTGATATCTCATTCGATTATTTATTCAAGTTTGATTGTGAATCACTTAACAATGTAATAAACCCAATTCATGATAGTGGTAGTGAAAGTTTGGTTGGAACAGAAGACACATCTTCATTACAACTAGAACTTTTAACAGAGCAATTAAATTCTCAACAAACAGAATGTATTGAAATACAAAATCAAATAAATAACTTACCCTTCGTACCCTATGTTTTATTATGTAAAGAAAATAACTTTTGTTTAACAGATGCTGGGTTAGCTGCCTGGAGATTAGAAATTGGTGACCAAGATTACAGTCAGTGGTTAACGAATAATGGTACAAATACCAGTTTATATAGTTGTACAGATGTTGCAAATTTTGTAGCCCACGAACCAAATCCAGGTGATTGGTATAATTCACCTTGTAGCTATACTATTTGGGATACTGAGATATACTATGAAACACTTTCAAGCCTTGAATCTCAGCTTGAGGAATGTGATAATAAATTGGAATCTATTCAAGCGGAAATTGATGCTATACCACAAGAAGTAATTAAATGTGCATCTTTAATTGATATATTTGAAACTTTTAATGTATGTTTTACTCTTGAGGTATATAATCAAACTACTGGAGCATTAGAAACTGTTTATGAGGAAACTCTTTTTAATATTGGTAGTGGTAATCTTTATGATTATATTGACGCTTCATCTGGAAATACTGGTATTATAATTAGTGGTGCCACAAGTTCAGTGTCGGGTAATAAATCTTTACCCGAAAATCAACAAAACTTATGTGATAGGTTAATAAATACTATGTTAAATGAGCTGTATGCGGACCAATATTTAATTGATAATGAACCCCCAGCAAGTAAATCTGAAGAAGAGGCTTTAGCAACACAACTTAAGGGGTGGTATAATTCATGTTGGTTACATTATGAACGTAAGATTTGTGACCCAGATATAATTTCGTTAATTGAAAATGAAAAAATTAATTTATCAATTTCAGTAAAAGATTCCTGTAGTGATTTCTCAATACTTCTTGATAGAATTAAAATGTATAAGAATTGTGAGAAGGTAGATAATTTTGAAACATTTATATCTGAACCACCAAAGTTCACACTTAGGAAAGTAGCGGATAATAAAAAATCATGGCTTAGTAATACTTCTCCAGATAATAGAGATTTTGAATTAAAATATAGAGATACTGAATATAATACCAATCACCATAGATTAGTAATAAACACAAAGGAAGTTGATTTAAATCTTTCACCAGCAAGAGCTGTTGAGCAAGATGTTTGGTGTTACATAAATGATAATAACTGTATACTTGAGGGGTGCTTAGGTGATGATAGTTTTAGTGCTTTTACGTGTCCATCTGGATACACAATGACAGCTGATGGTAATGTATGTCAAGAATTAATATTAACAGCGTCAACAAGTGCTGTTACACAATATACAGTTGGTACTGGAAATATAGTTAGAACTTCAGAAACGTTCAACTTAAGTAGAGGAACTATATTTGTTAATAATATTGATGGTAAAGATTTACCAATATACTGGACTGGAACACCTAGCGAAAGTTGGGTTGGGCCTTACTATAATAGTGATTATTTAGTAGATTCATCTGGGCAATTTATAACTCATAGTGGATTTGGTGAAAAATATAATATTGATGGTTCATTAAAATGGTCATCACCAGAAGCGTTTAGTGGTATTCATAGTGTATTTGGTACAAATAATAATACATTTATAGGTACTACATTAAACCCCAACATATTATGGGGTGGTAGTAATAGTGGTAACTCTGGTAGACTTAGAAAAACAGCTGTATGGGCTTCACCATCAACATTAGCGGAACAAGAATGGATTGGGTTTGCTTCATGTTTCGAACTAGAAGAAACTAAAGTTTATAGAATTGGATTTGCTGCTGATAATATGATTAGACTTAAACTTAATGGTGAATATATATTTAATAATGCAATTACACCAGAGTTTGATGAATTAACCAACGGTCAGTGGAGTCCTTCATTATCAAGAGATATACAAGCATGGCTTGTAATTGCGATAACAATTCCATCTGGTAAGAACATTATTGAAATGGAAGGGTGGAATTCAGTATCAAATAGTGCTGTAGGTTTCGGTCTTGAAGTATACGATGCCACTGAAGAACAACTTAAAAATATGACAACTGAAAGTGAGTTAGCTTCAGTTACGTTATTTAATACAAATGATGAAGTAGGTAATACTTTCCAATTAGGTGAAAATAGTGGTTTCTCATGCCCAACTGGATATGCTTTAGATACATGTATAACATCACCATATCAATGTGTTAAGATTGATAAAATTCGAAGGGATGAAATACAAGATAATTGCTGTTGTGAAGGTTTCCCAATACAAGCAATAACTTATGATAACTCAACGGTAGAGTTACCACTTACAGGTTCAACTGGAACTACACTTGATTGTAATGAGATACAAACATTAATAAATAATTTTAACGGTACAACGATATTTGAATCAATTAAAACACGTAAATGTGGTAATATAAACTCTATAGGTGCACCTATTAATACTAAAATATGTGATATAAATGGTCTTTCTTATACTAATATATTTACTGCGACAACAGAATGTTTCACAAGTAACGCTTTATCTGGCGCTTGCTTTAATAGTGTAACCTGGACAACTAATCTTTATGAAGATAATGTGTTAGTTGGTAGTGATTTATTTTACACTTCCACAAGTATGGGTGATGCGTTGCCAAGTAACATTGAACTTAGCGGTTCTGTTGTATCATTATTTGATTCCATGGGTTATGATTATGCATTTAATGGTACAGAATTTACAATAATAGAAAATGGGTTTAATGAAATAAGGTTAGATGTTAACACAAGTCTTAGTTATGATTCTAATTGTACAGTTACTGGTAATACTACAGGTGATACATTTTGTAGTTGCCCTATTGGTACAACAGCTACAACAGCTAATGATTCCTGTCAAGGATTTCTATATACAGCAGCTACTTTTAATGGTAGTGGTTCAACTATCGTTGCTGGTACCATAAGCTCTTCTTACGGTGAGTTTGGTACTTTCTTTTACCCAGATATAACCGATATAACCGACTTACCACTTACAAGGACTAGTAATACATATCATATGGTTACTCAATCTGGAGGTACCGTAACTGCAACTAATATCTCTAATAATATGTTTTGGGATTCTAATGGTTCATCATCAAAAGGTAGACTTAATAATGTAGGTATTTCAGCTTCAACTACAGAATGGGTTGGTTTTTCGGAATGCATTGATATTCCTACTAGTGGCACATATTATATAGGTGTGGGTGCTGATAACTTCATTAGATTTAGTGTTGATGGTACCCTAGTTGTATCAATCGAACCACCTACCGCTTACGATAAAAACCATAAGATGTGGCATGTATTTCCATATTTTTTAACGTCTGGTAAACACGTCATAGAGATGGAGGGTCGAAATGATTTACCTGGTCCTACAGCATTCGGTGCGGAGATTTATTACCCAACCGATTTCGCAACGCTTACAGGTGCAACAACCACTGGTGATACTGGACTAATATTCTCTACAGTGAGTAAGGTAGGTTATACTTTTGATTTAGGTGATACTGCTGGTTACACATGCCCTAGTGATTATACATATGATTCATGTGGTACTAGTGGTACATGTGTTCAAATTATAAATGAAGATATTAGCTGTATTTACAGTGGCTCATGTACTGGCGGCACAACCGAAGAAATATGTGATATATCTTTTACTGGTCTTACAAGTGGTTCTACTTATCCGCTTAGTAGTTTTGATGGTTTCTGGTTTGTAGAAGAAAATGATGGAACAATTGGGGTTTACATGGTAGATTATATTTCTGGTCTAACTCAAACATATGAAAATGTATCAGACCAAGTAACTATTGAATGTTGCGAAATTATAAATGATTCATTTCAAACATATAGTGATATGTTTGAACAAGGTGTTAATACTTATGTAAACGTATCTTGGGACCCAAATAAAGAAAAGTGTGTTTATAGAAAATGTGGTGATGATGGTTGTATTAATATTGATACAATGCTTACCACTGAATTAAATACTATAGATACAGTTAAAGAATTTGAAGTGATATTAAGTTCTGAATTAATTGATGTTAAGAATAGACAAACTATAGGTTCTTACCCAACACTCAGAATGCTTTATGATAGGTATAATAATCATGCGTTAGATTATTGTGAAGTTGATAGCTCAAGATTTGATTATTTCGATATGGATAATTTTGGACAAACAGTAGGTAATTATTGGATTGACCTTATTGAACAAGTTGTTCCAGCTACAACAATATGGGCTTCAACATATACTTATAAGAATACTATATTTGATACCCAGAAATATAATTATAAGAGAAATAATTTATTTACTTGCGAAGACCCACCAAATGATTTCCCATGGTCACCAATAGGTAGTTATTATGGAGTTGATGTTATTTTAGAAACACTATTCAATCCAGACGAGAATGATGAAGTTATTATTTCTGGAAGTACTACGGGAAGTACTACGGGAAGTACTACGGGAAGTACTAATGAAGAGAAGGTCTCGTTAAAAAGGGGAAGACCACTCATAGTTACCGAACTAGATGATGGAACTAGAATCTGTAGTGGTGTTTGGGCTATGCAACACACTTGTGGTTCTGAATTCATAGGAACAGTAAAAACAATAGAGACGAATGCTTTAAGTGGTGACACCAGTGGCGTATTCGGACCAGGACATGGACTACCCCCATCTGGCCCATAATTAAACGAAAAAAAAATAAATAAAAATTAAATAAAAATTGAATACTATTTATATATATGCCAATATTAATACAAAACATAACCGCAAGTTTATCAGATGACATCTCTAATGATGTTAGTGCTATTAAATTCATTAAAGCTAATTTTGGGTATAAAGATTGGTTTAAGATTGGGTATTTAGAAGTTTTCTTACAAAACTATAAACAAGTAACCCAACTTACCGATTTAAATAAAATAAAAGACCTTGGGTTACTTGTAAATTATGGTAAACCATTCACTGAAATAAAGATATCATATTAATGAGTCACCAAGACCCAATATATAATCAAAATGGTAACTGCGATAGAAATCAAACAGTACCAGTTGTAAACACTAGTTCTGACATCTGTGTGTTCACTATACCTTTCTTTACAATGAGTGGTGGAAGTAAAATTAACTGTAGTGACCCTGGTCTTACAAGTGGCTCTACAAATGTTTACCCTCTTACTGGCCAAACCAACATTGATGTTGAATTTACTTTTACAGCTAACACTTCAAATCTTAATAGTGATAGTATATTTAGGTTCGAAATATATAAATATAATAACACTATTGGTATATTTGAAGAACCGTACAGATACCAATCAAGTGGTTATACTTGGGATTCATTTAGTGGTACAAGTGCGTTTACAGCCACAATACCAGTTACTAATCTAAATGTAGATGGTGATTATTTAGTTAAAGGATATTACGTTCACGATGTTTGTACTGAATTTGGTGGTTTATTAGGTAATAAATTTAGTACTTCTTCATTTAAAACAGGTAATAATTACGGGCTTTACCAAGAAGATAGAGATTCATATTTTGTAGCATTTACTTCTGCTGACAAACCACTACTTAATATAGGTGATACTTTGCTTGAACCAGCTGGTACGTTACTTACAAATAGTATTCTATTAGATGGTACTGAGTTAACGTTTGTCTTACCAAGTTCAACTCTAGGTGGTAGTCACATGGTTGCATTAAATGGTTTAACACTTTCTGAAAATTATGATTATAGTTTAACTTCTAAAGAGGTTACTACTATATTTACTGCCACATCAGAAACAGTAATACTTAAGTTAAGTGGCGAAACTTTTTCTGGTGATATACTCACATATGTTTATATCAACTCTACTACTGATTCAGCATTTAGGTATGATACTATCGACATAATTACTACTATCGCAAGTGGCTCTACTAACAGTCAAGGGTCGAATGACGTTTATTATAATACAACAGAAGGTAAATATGAAATTTACACTTCATTAATACCAGCCGAACTAAATAATATGGTGGTAACACTTAATGGTGCCACCCTAGCCAATAATATTGACTACTATCAGTCAATTACAAATCCAAAAAGAATTATTCTTGAAGGTGTTTTAGCTGTTGGTGATTTAATTACTATATATTATGTAACAAGTGTTGCATTCCAAGGAAACATAACGACAACTAATATAAATTTTTCTTGGGGTATTACAAATCAACCACAAACAACAAATGGATTATTTACTGTTGAAATTGCTTCTGATAATTTATTTACTACAATAGTTGGGACGGGTACAACAGAATATATAATTGGGGTAACTAATTATTCACTACAACTACCAACTATTGGTGAAGTTGGTGATGTATTATATTATAGAATAAAGAATGATAAAAATTATGTAAATTTATGTGGTAGTATAATAAATACAACCGCATATAGTGAAATAATTGATATAAGAATACAAACAAATGCAACTAATTCATACTAATTATTTATTTTTTAGTATTTATTAGTAATATAATAAGAAAAGATATTTTAAAATATGAGCTATTTAATTAACAGTACAGATGCTTTCGTTAATATTAAATTAACCCAAGCTGGAAGAGAAAAGTTAGCCCAAGGGCAATTAAACTTTACATCTTGGGGTATAGGTGATTCAGAAATCAACTATGATAGAGAAACCATACACAATAATAACATTACTGATGTAAGGTTGTCTGGTACTAGTAAAGTATTAAGGCCAGTAGATAATCAACCAGACATTAAGACTTTCATTACCGCTACAAGTAATGGTAATGTTAATTTAAACCCCCTTAATGCCTCTCAAATTACCACTATTAAAGCGATTGTAAATAATCAAGCTACTGAAAGAGGATTCTTTAGTGGTGATGGCACAACCTATATAACCTATACAGGTGATACTTATATTCAAGCTCAAGGTACAGTTGTCGGTTCTTCAATTACTGGTGGAACGTCACTTGTAATTGGTACTGGTTATACATATAATAGCGGTGACTTTATTCTCCTTAAATTAGGTAATGATACTATTGGTTCTTTAACTAACAACCAAAACACAATACCAGTACCTCAGTTATGGTATAAAATTAATTCAATAACAACGACTACCAACTTAAATGACACTATAATAGTAGATAGAGATTTACCAAGTAATATTGCAACAACCGCAACAACACAATGGATTATTTACACTAGTGATGAAGTTTATGGTGGTTTTGGTTTTCAAGAAACAACACCTTATTGGAATACGAATACACTTGCTTTTGCTGGGTGTTGTGACATAACCTGTGGAGATGTTCCAGTTTGGAATATGAATAACGTGTGGTGTGAGAATATGGTAGGTATGAGCGGTACTGGTGTCAACAACATACCAGCAACTCCTTATCAAAGCTTCGAAAAATTTGGTTCTAACGCTTATTTAGGTCAAAAATATCCTTACTTTGATTATTCTTGTAATGAAGGTCTTATAACAGATATTGATATTTGTGGTAATCCAGGAGAATCAAGTCTTGATGGAACTAAGAAATCAATATCTATAATTCATTATACAAATAATACTATTTCTAATTTCTATGGAGAGTATTTCTTTATAGATGGAGCAAATAATAAAGAAGTTAGACTTACATTACCAGACCTTATGTATCATAGAAGAAACTATTCCACTGGAACAGGCACAACAATGGGTATGGATTTTATAGCTACGGGCACAACTAAACTTATAGGTACGTCAGATATTCAG